AGCAAGCGCCTTAGCGCCAATGCCTCGCTTGGTGGTGCCCTCAGTCGTGACCTTCTTGCCATTCGTCGCAGTGGCCATACCGCGTCGCGCGTTAACCACCTGACCGATGTCGGCCCCGTTCCGAATGGCGTCAGCAGCCGCAGCGCCAAACGCCTTGTGCTGCTGTTCCGGAGTCATCTGCTTAAACAGCGACTCGGGACTAGCAGACTCGCGCCACTCCTCGTCACTCATGGGCTCCATGCCGCAATCGCAACCGGGGTGACGCTTGAAACCCTCGCTGTAGCTGTACTGGCGACCCGCCAGGATGATGCAACGAGAGCAAGCAGGAAGCCGGACCACGCGCACGTATGCACGGCAACGAGGTTCGGCAGCCATCGCAACGGACGTAGCCGCGCGGGAAGTGTCGGCAAGCGTCGTTGAAACGAGCTTGGCCATTTGGTTGAGGCCCAATACGGCCGCTTGCTCAGCGGGCATACCGGCAGCCATAGCCTGAGCCGTCGTAACTGACGGGAGGTACAAGAGAGTTGCTAGGTTCCGTCCATCGGACGCCAGACCAGCGAGAGAGCCCGGAACGAGTCTGCCCACGGGGCCGAAAGCGGCACCCTGAGCCATCATCGCGGACGACACGAACGCTTGCGCACCCTGAGCAACCGAGAGTTGCCCGGCAAGAACGGCGTTCAGAATCTGCCTGCCGGTTTCCCCCTGCATCGCGCTGAGGATCCGGTCCGGGGTGGCGTCGCGCCAAAGCCCCTGAACGGCTTCTAGAACGCCTCGCGTAACCGAGGTGGTCTGATCGTACCTAGCTTGGGCCAGAGCCCCGGAGGCAGCCAACTAGACCCCCTCCGGAGCACCCGCCGTGTCAGTCGCCGGTACCGTGTCCGCAGGAGCATCCGGCTTAGGGCCGAACAGTCCCGCAATGTTGCCCCCGACAATCGCGGAAGCCTGATCGTCACGCATGGACTTCCACCGCTCAATCTCGTCCGGGGTGACACCGGGGATTCGCTCCCACAGAGCCTCATCCGGAACGTTGATTGCCTTGAGCTTGGTAAGCGCGTCGGCATACTGAGCATCCGAACGGAACTGCGGATCACGCCACACAACCGAGCCAAGCGCGAGAGCGTCAGCACGGGAGGTATCCCCCTTGGCCAACGCGTCCAGCCGCATAAGCTCACGCAGCGAGGCACCGAAGAACCGTTGCCGCTCAGTCACCTTGGCCACTAGGCCAGACTCAGCAGCCGCTAGCGCGTCCGCACTGATGTTGACCACCTGCCCAAGCAGGTAATGCGGGGGCGTGCGCGTCTGAGCCGCAATGTGCTGGACGGCCGTACCGATAACGTTCGTGTAGTTGCTGAGGTCAGCAGCCGAGAACTCAGCGATACCCGCAGACTCAGACTCAAGCCAGAGAAGCCGGTTAGACCGGTAAGGCTCTAGCGGTAGGTCTTCCTCCCCGACAACCTCACCCTCAGCGTCCGTGATCTCACGCGTAGGCCGGTCCATGCCGGTAACCACACGCGCGGGAACCGCGAGAGCGTCAGAGTTAGTTAGAAGGTGAGCCCAAAGGGTGTTAACCGTGTCCTGTAGCGGAGCAACGTTGGCAATCTCAGAAACCGGCTTGCCCTGTAGGCGAGCACGGTTCTCGAAAGCGACGAGCGGGACCACCTTGAGGGGGTTCGGTAGCTCGGCATCCAACACCCAAGCAGACCCACCGAACACGCCTAGCGTGCCCTCGTCGTAATCGAACCGTCCAGCGTGACCGAGCGGACGCGCGAAGCGGAACACCGTGTCAGGAGTGAACAGCGAGACATTCTCGCGCTCGTCATCCGTCCACGTGATCAGACCGTAACGCCGTACCCGACGCTTGCCGGGGACGTACTCAACGATTGCGCTCGTTGCGTCATAGAACGTGATCTCAGTATCCGGCCCATCCGGACGCCACACGAGCGCGTACGAGCGACCCGAAATCAGCGACTCAAGGAGCGCTAGGCCAATCTCAACGTCACACTCATTGCGACGCCAAGAGTCCCAAGCGACCGAGTCAAGCGACCCGTCATCAAGACGGAACGCCATAGGCATCAACCGCTCAAGCGTCGAGTCAACGATCACCTGACACCAGTTGTCAGAGAACCCGTCAAACAGGTCACCGGCAATGGTCGAGAACTCAGGAGACGCAAACTTGAGGTTGTGGTCCCCGTTGTAGTAGGCGCCAAACTTCTTAGCGTTACCCGCACGCCTCTTGAGCTTGGCATACAGCCGGTTGACAACCTCAATGGGGGTCTCAGCCATGCGTCAACCCCCTTCCCTAGGTGGTCAGTTGCTGAATTCAGTAGTTGCTACGCACTAGCAGCGCGAGCCTTCTTGATGGGGCGACGGACATAGCCGTCAAGGGCCATGACCGCAGCTGCAATACCGTCGATACGCGACGAGGATTGATGACGCTCAGGCTTACGCGGGCGGATGTTGTCGTTGCCATCCGAGTAGATCTCTACGCAAGCAGCGTTCCAACGGAGGATGGGATTACCGCCATGCTTGACGCGCCCCTCACGTAGCAGCCGCTCAAGCTCCTTAGAGCCCGGAGACAACCCCAAGTAGGTCTGCGCAATCGGGACGACATCAACACCCTTGGTCTTCTGGTCAATGCGCTGCACAAGCTGACCCGCAAACATGCGGTCATAGCTCACGCGCTGCACATTCAACCGGCGACAGTCCGCAATGATCTGCTTCTCAATCGCCCCGTAGTCGATAGCGTCGCCCTCAGTCAGCGTCAGGAAGCCCTCACGGGCCCACTGGCGTAGCGGCATCTGTAGCTGAGCCTCAAGCTCGTCAACCCGCTCCTCAGGGAGCCAGAAACGCGAGATTAGCTCAAGCTCAACCCCCGGTTGGCGAGACTCAACAGCGAGCACCCAAGCGGAAAGGTCGGACACGGCCGAAAGGTCGACGCCACCCCATGCACGGCGATAGCGGAACTTCTTCTCGTCCACCGTTCCGGCGTTCGCATCCCACAGCGGCATAGGCAGCCAACGAGCGGACGAGCGCATACGACGGTTAAGCGACAGACGACAGAACGTAGGGAAGTACGAGGGAGTTGACTTAGCCTTCTCAGCCTCACGACGGAGGTAAGACAGCGAGGGGGAAACACCAAGACCAGGATTAGCCCGACGCCAAGTCTCCTCGGCAAACGGGTCCATATCCTCAGACGCTGCCCAAATGACACCGTAGTGACCGGGGTCCTTGACGACACCCTCAGCCACGCGACGAGTGTAAGTGTGCTTCTCGTCGTAAATGGAGCCTTCTTCACCCTCGTCAGCCGTCGTGATGAACACGATTAGCGGCTGATCACGGGCACCCGTACCGGTCTCGATAGCGTCAACAAGGTCACGCGACTTGTGAACGTGAACCTCATCAATGATCGCGCCGGACACGTTCAGTCCGTGGGCAGTCTCAGCGATCTTAGAGAGCGCGCGGAAGACACCACCCGTGCGAGGCACCCGGAGGACGTTCCTCAGGATCTCCACACGGCCGCGTACGGCCTTGGAAGTCTCCGCCATACGCTTAGCGTCCTCGTACACGCGGCGGGCCTGCTCAAGCGAGCCAGCAGCCGCGTAGACCTCAGCGCCAACCTCACGGTCAGCGAGGAGCAACGCTAGGCCGATGCCAGAGGAGAGAGTTGACTTACCCGCCTTACGCGGAACCTCAATCCAGACCGAGCGCGTAACGCGTACGTCCCGCTCAATCTCAGGGTCATACCAAAGCCAACCGAAGATGGGGAAGACAACCCATACCTTCTGCCAAGTCTGAAGCTTGAGAGGCGAGTTACCCCAACGACCCTTGGTGTGCTTGAACGACTCAATAGCCTTAAGCGCACGGGCAGCATGGTCAACCGAGAAGTACGCGCCCTCACGCTCATCCGACTGGAACGCATTGATGAGGGGCCGACGCTCCCAAGCGTCCCTAATCTCCTCATCCGTCATCCCAAGCTCAATCAGAGCGTCATACGGAACGGGCAGCGACGAGGGGTCAAACTCGTCAGTCGAAAACGTCGTCATCCTCTCCCCCAGACTCAGGCGGCGTGATCCTTGCCGCACTAGAGGGGGAAAGACCAAGCTCACCCGTTAGCGACCGGAAGTGAGACCGGTACTGATTGACAATGGTGATCCACGGGTTTTTGACCATGCCCCGTTCCGTCTCTACAACGAGACCGTCACGGGAAAGCGCGCGTTCTGCCTGCCAGATACGGGCAGCAGTAATGCAATACTCGACGGCCGTTTCTCGCTGCGGATCCGACAGACCAGCGGACATGACGAGCGCGGGAATCGTGTTCGCCCAGACCTCAGCAGCCTTGGTACGAACCTCCTTGTTCGCCTTGAGCCTGCCGGGTAGAACCTCGTCCCAATCAGGCTCGCGAGGAGCC